AAGCTTATTTTGCGCACGCGAGTTGAAAACCGGGGGGATACGCGATGATTCCGGCCGGGGAGCCTGTTGTTTCGGCAACGTGGCCCGCCGATCACGTCGAGCGATGGTCCCTTGATCGCCTCATGCCGTACGCGAGCAACGCGCGTACACATTCGGAATCGCAAGTTGCGCAGCTCGCCGCATCGATGAAGGAATGGGGCTGGACGAATCCCATACTTGTTGACGAGGACGGCACCATCATTGCGGGGCATGGCCGCGTGATGGCAGCGCGACAATTGGGCTTTACGGAAGCCCCGGTCATGATCGCGCGCGGCTGGACCGAGGCGCAAAAGCGCGCGTACGTCATCGCGGATAACAAGCTTGCGATGAATGCGGAGTGGGATTCGGAAGTCTTGGCGGTCGAACTGGACGAGTTACGCGACCTCGGCTTCCCTTTGCCCCTGATCGGATTCGAGACAGCGGAGCTAAACGAGCTGATCGGAACGCCGAATGTGCCGCCGCTGGACGGTATGCCGGCGATGTCGGACGGGGACCGCGCCCCGTTTCGTCAAGTCACCTTCACGTTGCACGACGAGCAGCACGCGACTTTAGAGCGCGCGCTGGCCGCAGCGAAGGCACTCGGCCATTTCGATGACAGCCCGAACGACAACGGCAACGGCAACGCGCTGGCCAGAGTCTGCGAAATCTTTCTGACCCAGAATGGCGACGGCTAAAGACATTCTCGTTGCGCCCATCGCGGCGCAGGATGCGGGCGCGCTGATTCGCCGGGTCCACTACAGCGGCAAGGTAACGCGAAATTCTCAGCTGCATTTCGGCGTGTTCATCGCCGGCAAGCTTGAAGGCGCGATGCAGTTCGGTCCCTCGATGGATAAGCGCAAGCTGCAGGGGCTGGTCAGCGGCACGCTTTGGAACGGATTCATTGAACTGAATCGTATGGCGTTCTCGGAAAAGCTACCGCGCAACAGCGAGAGCCGCGCGCTATCCATCGCCTTCATGCTGATGCGGAAGCATTACCCGCACATTGAATGGGTGGTCAGCTTCGCCGATGCCACGCAGTGCGGGGATGGCACGATCTATCGCGCGTCCGGCTTCGTCCTAACGCAAGTCAATCCCAACCGCACGCTGTACCGGGTGCCCGCTGGCATCGTGTCGAAAATGACCATGACGAAGGACCGGCACATTCTGAAAGGCGGCGACCGCATCGTCGCTGATATGACCATCAAGACGGGCGCCCGTATCTCGAAAGGCGGCGGCGCTGGGCTTGCGGTGCTGCGTGAGATGGGCGGCACATTGTTGCCCGGCTTCCAAATGCGCTACGTCTATTTTCTGAACCCCGCCGCACGTTCGCGGCTGACTGTTCCCGTGCTGCCATTCAGCAGCATTCGCGAAGCGGGCGCGGCAATGTATCGAGGAAAGAAGGCGTCTGAAGCAAGCGATGACCGCCCACCAGCGGTACAGCGGCGGGGTAGCGCCGACCCAGACGCTCCAAACTATGCGCGGACCGAAACCGAAACCAACCTACCTACGCGTGCTTGACGGCAACGCCGGGCACCGCCCGCTCAACAAGGAAGAGCCGCAGCCGGCCGGCGACCTGATTGAGCCACCCGCGTGGATGACCGCGAGCCAGCAAGACGGCTGGCGCTACGCCATCGCGAAGGCGCCCGGTGGCCTGTTGCGGCAGCTGGACCAATCCATCCTGAGCGTTTGGGTGATCGCCGAGGACTTGCACCGGCAGGCATCGGAGAAGGTCGCGCGGCACGGCGCGCTCGTTCGCGTCGGCGCGAATGGCGCGTGGCAACAGAATCCGTATATGCCGATCCTGAACAAGCAAGCGATTCTCATGATGAAAGCCGCTGCCGAAATGGGATTCACACCGTCGTCACGTACACGGGTGCGAGTTGAAAAGTCACGCAACGCCGCCAACGCGTTCAGCGACCTCAAAGAATTCACCGACGATTGATTACGTACTTGTCGCCATCGCTTATGCGGAGGCGGCAGTTGCCGACACGAAGCGGCGCACCGTCGGCAAGTGGGTGCGCCTCGCGGCGAAACGTTTTCTTTCTGATCTGAAACGAGCGCAGCGCAAGCGCCCGCCGTTTCTCTTCAGTGCGGACCGGGCGAACCACGCCTGCAAATTCATCGAGCGATTGCCGCACGTCGAGGGTACCTGGGGCACGGAAACGCTGACCCTTGAAGCGTTCCAAATCTTTTTTGTGGTGCAGTTGTTCGGCTTCCGTAACGCGAGCGGGTTCCGCCGCTTCACGGTCGCGCTGTTCGCCATCGCCCGCAAGAATGCGAAGAGCACACTTGCTGCGGCGATTCTGCTTTACGTCTTCTGCTGTGAACGCGAGCAGGGGCCGCAGATTTTCTGTGCGGCGATGACGAACAAACAGGCGCGCATCGTCTGGAAAATCGCGAAGGCGATGGTGGATAGAACGCCCGATCTGCGCGCCGCGTTCGAGGTGGAGGCGTTCGCCAATGCGATTGCGCGCTACCAGAACGGCGGCACGTTCCAGCCGATCAACAGCAAGGCATCAACGCAGGACGGATTGAACCCCTCGGCGCTGTGCCTTGACGAGTTGCACGCGCACAAGACGCACGATCTAAAGAACGTGCTCAGCAGTGCGGCCGGCGCGCGGGGGAATCCGCTGTTTCTGTACACGACGACCGAAGGCTACGAGACGCCGGGGCCGTGGCCAGAGGAGCGCAACTTTGCCCGACAGGTGTTGCAGGGAATCGTCAAGGCAGACCATTACCTAGCGCTGCTGTTCTGCGTCGATGACGAGGACGAAGACTTTGACGAGGCGACGTGGCTGAAAGCCAACCCGCTGATGACCGTCAACCCGTTGCTGTCCGATGCGATCCGTAAAGACGCATTGGAGGCGAAGCAGAAGCCCGGCGCGTTCGCGGAATTTCGTATCAAGCGATTGAACCGGCGCGCGGAATCAGCGGCCGGCTGGATGAACCTGAACAAGTGGCGGCGCTGCAGCGGCGCGTTGCCGCCGCTTGAAGAGCTGGAAGGCGTGCCGTGCTGGGCTGCGTTCGACTTGGCCAGCACCAAAGACATGACGGCATGGCGGCTGCTGTGGCTGCGTGACGGCATCTATTACACGTGGGGCCGCTACTGGGTGCCGTCGGATGCGGTGTACCAGCGCACAGAACGCAACAGCGTGGGCTATGCCGGCTGGGTGCGCGGCGGATTCATCACGCAAACCGACGGTGACGTAGCCGATTACGACGTAATCACACGCGACATTGTTGCCGACTGCGCGCGCTTCGCTCCATCCGTCATCGCCTTCGATGCATGGAACGCAACGCAGATGGCCAATCAATTGATCGCCGAAGGCTTGCCGCTCCAGCGATTCATACAGGGGCCGCGCTCGTACAACCCCGCGATGCAGGCGTTTGAGCGCGCATACACGGCCGGCAATGTGAGGCACGGGGATGACCCGGTGCTTACGTGGAATTTCGCCAACCTTGTTCCCCGACGGGATGCCAATATGAATATCGCCCCGGACCGCAAACGCAGCGCCGACAAAATCGACGGCGCGGCGGCGTTGCTGATGTGCTTCGGCGCGGCCGAAGCGGACGCCGGGGAAGACATCAACGGCTTCATTTCTTCGCCGGTCATCGCGTGAGCGCGATCATGAAGGTCCGCCGCGACCGTTCGGTGAAGGATGTTTTCCCGTCTTTCTTTCACTACTTTTTCGGACGCGCAAAGCTAACCGATCCGGCCGAAGTGAATCAGCCAGGTATTGGCGACGCATCGACAGGCGTAACGGTCACGGTGGATTTCACGCTGCAGCTGTCCGCCGCGTGGGCCTGCATCCGCTTGCTGTCAGAGACCATCGCGACGCTGCCTTGCAACTTCTATCAGCGCGGCGTGGACGGCGACCGCGAGACGGCTACGACGCACGTGCTGTATGAGCTGCTTCACAACCAGCCCAATGCAGACATGTCTGCCGTCGCGTTCTGGCAGGCGTACGTCACTTCATTGCTGACTCACGGGAACGCGTACGCAGAGCTGATCTTTGGGGCCGGTCGCCTGATCGCGATTCACTTCCTGATCCCTGCGCGCGTGATGCGGCGCCCGTTGTCTAGCGGCGCAATTCAATGGACGTATACGGAGCTGAGCGGGGACACGCGGGTCATTCCCGAGAATCGAATGTGGCACACCCCCGCGTTCTCGCTCGACGGGCGTTGCGGTCTGTCGCCGATCAAGTACGGGGCCCAGGTATTCGGCGCCGCACTGGCGGCGGATGAATCCAGCGGCGCCCTGTTCGCCAACGGCATGCGGCCCTCGGGAGTATTGAAGACCGACAAAATCCTGAACCCAAAGCAGCGCGATGACATGCGCGTCAATGTGGTGCAGAAGTTCTCGGGTGTACGCAACACTGGGCAGACGATGCTGCTGGAGGCTGGAATGGCTTACCAGCAACTCACGTTGCCACCGGAAGACGCGCAGCTCCTGCAGACGCGATCTTTCAGCGTTGAAGAAATCTGCCGGTGGTATGGCGTGCCGCCAATCATGGTCGGCCACAGCGAGAAGGTGACGGCATGGGGCACCGGTATCGAGCAAATCGTTATCGGCTTTCTGACGTTCTCCCTGCGCCCCTTGCTGGCGCGGCTTGAGCAATCGATTCGCCGCTCGCTGATCGCCCCGGCAGAACGCACGAAATACTTTGCAGAGTTCGCGGTGGAGGGATTGCTGCGGGCCGACAGCGCGGCGCGGTCCGCCTTCTATTCCACGATGGTGCAAAACGGCGTGATGACCCGTAACGAAGTGCGACGGCTGGAGAACCAGCCGCGCGTCGAGGGCGGCGACGTGATCACCGTGCAATCCAACCTCATCGACATTTTGAAGCTCGGCGACATGGGCGGCGACGCGGCGGTGCGCGCAGCGCTTCGCAGCTGGTTGCTACCAGAGGACAAGGCATGAAGCGTAAAGACAGCGGCGAAATCAAGTTCCGCGATTTCAGCTTCAAGGTGAAGGAAGTCACCGACGATGGGCAGTTCACTGGCTACGCGTCCGTATTCGGCGTGATGGATAGTTACCGCGAGATCGTCGCGCCCGGCGCGTTCACGGAAAGCCTGACCAAGATCGCCGGCACGGAGCGGCCGTTGCCTGCGTTGTGGCAGCACCAGGCAGGCGAGCCGGTCGGCGGCTACGACGTGCTGACAGAGGACGAGGCGGGCTTGCACGTCAGCGGCTTCCTGCTGAAAGACGATGTTAACCGCGCGCGCGAAGCTTACGCGCTGATGAAACGCAAAATCGTTTCCGGTCTGTCAATCGGCTACTACGTCGAGGACGACAGCTTTAACGAGAAGGAACGGATTCGCACGCTCAAGAAATTGGACCTCGTTGAAATTTCAATCGTGACGTTCCCGGCGAATCCGGACGCACGCATTGACACCATTAAATCGAAATTGGCGCACGGCGGCTTGCCGTCACTGCGCGAGTTCGCGGCACTCCTGCGGGAGCATGGGTTCACGCGATCTCAGGCCGACATCATCGCTAATCGCGGCCTCAAGGATTTGCTCGGGTCATGGGATATGACCGGCGCAACCACGCAAGCGAAAACGATGCTTTCACGCATCGCGCTTCCTAGTCGCTTCACGGAGTAAATCTCATGAATCTGCATCGCAAATCTGCCGGGAACTATCCGGAGCATCTGTCGCGCCCGTATGAAAAGAAGGAGGCCGGTGCTGATCCGGACAAAGAGGCCCGCGAACTGAAAGCGGAGCTGGACCGCATACAGGACGGTATCAAAAACTTCGCCGAGGAAGCCCGCAAGAGTCACGGCGACCTGTCGAAAGAAACGAAAGCGTCAATTGATAAGCTGTTGCTCGATCAGACTGCCATCTCGGCGCGTCTGGCCGAAGCGGAGCAGAAGCTTGCCCGCAGCGGCAGCGAGGAAGACGAACGCGAAACCCGCTCCATTGGGCAAATTGTGCTCGCGGATGAAAGCGTACAGGCGTTGATGAAGTCGCGGGACGGTCGGGCACGGGTGAACGTCAAGGCGATTACGGCCGTGACCCCCGCAGCTGGCGGTGTGTTCGTGCGGCCGGATCGGCTGGAGGGCATTGTCTCGGTGCCTGATCGCAGGCTTACGGTGCGTGATCTGCTGATGCCGGGCCGTACGTCGTCCAGTTCGGTCGAGTACGTGCGCGAGACGGGCTTCACCAACGCGGCCGGCGTGGTGGCGGAAACGACCCTCAAGCCGGAATCAAACATTACGTTTGAAATGCTGATGAGCGCGGTGGCTACGATTGCTCACTGGGTGCAGGCGTCGAAACAGATTCTCGCGGACGCACCGCAGCTGCAAAGCTACGTTGATGGTCGGCTTCTGTACGGTCTGCGCTTCCGTGAGGAAGCCCAGCTGCTGAAAGGATCGGGCCTTGCGGGCAACCTGAATGGAATCTATACGCAGGCAACCGCGTACGCGGCACCGTTCGTGCTGGCGGCGGCGACCAACATCGACACCCTGCGCATGGCGATGTTGCAAGCGGAACTCGCTGAGTACCCCGCAACGGGCATCGTGTTAAACCCCATCAACTGGGCACAGATTGAACTCGCGAAGGACGGCGAGCTGCGGTACCTGTTCGCCAATCCGCAGAGCCTTGCCGGTCCCACCCTGTGGGGTCTGCCGGTAGTGTCCACCAAGGCGCTCGATGTGAATGAGTATCTGGTCGGCGCGTTCAAACTGGGGGCGCAAATCTTCGACCGTGAAGACGCCACCATCCTGATCTCGACCGAAGATCGGGATAATTTCATTCGCAACATGGTCACGATCCTTGCGGAGGAACGCTTGGGTCTGGCGGTCTATCGGCCCGAAGCCTTCATAAAAGGCGCGCTCGCCGCATCGGTGTAACTGTCGAGGTAGTCTCCGACTTTGGGGCGGCGTGCCGAAAGGTGCGCCGCCCTTTCTTTTGCCCGCGAGAAGGTGCACCCATGGCGACAGTAAAAGCATTGACCTCATTCGATCATCACGGCTCGCGCCGCAATGGCGAGGTGTTTGAGATTAGCGACGCAGGCGCGCGGGAACTGGCGAATGCGAAGCTTGTAAAGATTGTCGAGAGTGCGGCGGCGCCGAAGCCGCAGAACAAAATGGCACCGGACTCAGGCGGCAGCCAGGACGGCGCCGCGCGACCGCGCAACAAGTAGCGCCGCCATGTATGTGACGCTCGCGCTCGCGAAAGCTCACTGCAACGTTTCCACGGAAATTTCCGATTCACTGTTGCAGTTCTATATCGACACCGCTGAACAGCGCGCCGCCGATTACTTAAACCTCGCGCTTGCCACGCTGGTGCCCGAAGGCGGCGAAGGCATTCCCGCGCCCATCCGCGCCGCTGTTCTTTTCTGGGTCGCCGATATGGTCGCGAATAAAGAAAGCATCGTGGTGGGAACCATCAGCAGCGAACTGCAGGTGCCGTTTCAGTTGCTGCAGCCGTACCGCATCGGCATGGGAGTCTGAAGTATGTCCGCCGGAAAACTCGATTTGATCATCGAGAAGGGCGCGACGTTTCGACGAACCCTCTATTGGGAGACCGAAGCACCGGCAGCGCCGATTGATCTGACCGGCTACACCGCGCGCATGCAGATACGCACCAAGCTGGAGAACAGCTTGGTGCTGGCGCTGACGACGGAGAACGGGCGCATTCAGCTGGTCGCGGTCGAGGGGCGTATCGATCTCATTATCACGGCTGCAGAGACGATGGCCATGACTGGCACGGATGCGGTCTACGACTTGGAGATGGTCAAGGAAGACGAGGTAACGCGGCTGATTGAAGGGGACGTGTTGCTGTCTCAGGAAGTGACGGTATGAGCGTTCGTGTTGTAGAGGACGCGACACACGTCACCATTGTGGACGGCCGCACCGTTGTCAGCGCGCCGCAGGGAATGCCGGGCCCGATTGGTCCGCAAGGCCCAGCCGGCGAGGCAGGTGTGCAAGGAATTCCCGGTGCGGATGGCTTACCCGGAATTGATGGCGCAACGGGCGCCGCAGGAGCGGACGGAGCGGACGGAGCGCCCGGCGCCGAAGGGCCGCAAGGCGTCGCAGGGGCACCGGGTGAAACCGGGGCACAAGGCGTGCAAGGCGAAGCCGGGCCGCAAGGTGTCATTGGGTTGACTGGCGCCCCCGGCGCCGAAGGCCCGCAAGGCCCGCAAGGCGTGGCAGGACTTGACGGCGTTGACGGCGCAACAGGCGCAGCCGGCGCGCAAGGGATTCAGGGCGCTGCAGGCGCACAAGGCGAAGCCGGCGAAGTGGGGCCGCAAGGCATTCAAGGCGTGCCCGGCGAACCGGGCGCAGACGGCGCGCAAGGCGTTGCAGGAGCGGTGGGGGAGACGGGCGACGCGGGGCCGCAAGGCATCGCTGGTGCCGATGGCGCCCCCGGTGCTGATGGGGAGGCAGGCGCACAAGGGCCAATCGGGCTTACGGGCGCGGCCGGCGCTGACGGCGCGGACGGGGCACAAGGCATACAGGGCATTCCCGGCGCCGATGGTACTGACGGCGTTGACGGCGCAACGGGGGCAACTGGCGCGACGGGCGCGCAGGGGATTCCGGGAATTGCCGGGGCGGATGGTGCGGACGGGGACACCGGCGCCGAAGGCCCGCAGGGCATTCCCGGAATCGCGGGTGCTGATGGCGCAACCGGCGATACCGGTGCGGAAGGGCCGCAGGGCGAAGCGGGCCCGCAAGGTATTCAAGGCGTGCCCGGCGCCGATGGCAATGACGGGGCGCCCGGTGCAACGGGCGCAACGGGCGCAGCCGGTGCGGATGGGTCGCCGGACACTGCGGCCCAGGTACTTGCAAAACTGTTGACGGTGGACGGCGCTGCGTCTGGGCTCGACGCGGATTTACTGGACGGCAGGAGCAGTGCGGAGTTCGGCAACCCTGACGCAGAACGGAATGCGCAGAATAACGATTACACGTTCGCGCTTACGGATCGCGGCAAGCTGGTTTTTCATGGCTCAGCGTTCGCGCACACGTACACGATTCCAGCCGATGCAAGCATCGCATTCCCCATCGGCTCGGTAATTCTTTTGTGGAACGACGGCGCCTCCGCAAATTTGGCGATTGCGATTACCACTGACACGTTGCGGCAGGCGGGCACGGCGAACACCGGCGCCCGAACGCTCGCGCCGAACGGGTTGGCCAGTCTGCTGAAGGTGGCCTCAACCACGTGGGTCATCAACGGCGCGGGCATCACATGACCGGCGCAGTGAATGTAGCGGCTGCAATTAAGAACGCGGCCAAGCCCCCCATGATTGTCGTGGTGGGCAACACCGGCACCGGCGATCGCGTTATGACTTCACCCGACGGCATCGCGTGGACAGTGCGCAGTGCGCCTGACCTCTTGTGGAGAGGCGTCGAGTGGATTGAGGAACTCGGGCTTTTCGTTGCAGTGGCGACCAGCACCGGCAGCGGCGGACGCGTGATGACTTCGCCCGATGGCATCACGTGGACCAGCCGCACGAGCGTCGCCTCGGCGACTTGGCAGGCACTGGCGTGGTCCGCGTCTTTAAGTCGAGTGGTCGCGGTCGCGTCGAGTTCGGATATTTTGGCATTTCAGCGCGTGATGACTTCGCCCGATGCCGTCACGTGGACGGTGGGAAATTTCGCATCGGGAAATCCTTGGCGCGCCGTTACATGGTCCGCTGCGTTGGGCCTGTTCGTTGCGGTCGCTGACAATGGCATCGGGCTTACAACGTCTCCGGATGGTTTTGCGTGGACGAATCGCACCAGCCCAGTTGTCGCCGCGTGGCGAAGCGTCATATGGTGCCCGTCCTTGTCCCTGTTCGTTGCCGTCGCCAGTGCCGGGGCGAGCAATCGCGCGATGACTTCGCCCGATGGCGCTACGTGGACCGCCCGCGCAGCGGCACCGAATACCAATGCATGGGTCGGGGTCGCGTGGTCCCCTTCCCTGAATCTGCTCGTAGCCGTCTCCGACACGGGCGTCGGGAATCGCGTGATGACTTCGCCCGATGGCATCACGTGGACCAGCCGCACGAGCGCAGCGGATAACAAGTGGGTCGGGGTCGTGTGGTCCTCGTCCTTGGGCCTATTCATTGCCGCCGCAAGTAGCGGCGTCGGGAATCGCGTGATGACTTCGCCCGATGGCATCACGTGGACAATACGCACAAGCGCCGCCGATAACGCGTGGCTGGGTTTGGCGGTCTCCGGATGACCGTTCGACGCCTCGCCGCTGGGCAGCTGCAGCACACGCTGCGCTTTGAACGGCGCGAAACGCTGCGCAATGCGTACAAGGAAGAGATAGGCGCGTGGTTTCAGATTGCCACGCTGCGCGGGCTGATAGAACCGATCACCGACAAACAGGAATACTTCGCCTCGTTGCAAACGCAGACGAAGATTTCCGCAACGGTCACGTGCCGCTATGCCGCCGCGCTCGCGGACGTGACGACAGCCGACCGCATCATCTGCAATGGCCGCACGTATGACATTCAGGCGGTCATTAATCCCGAGATGCGCAATCTCCAACTGATCTTTGCCGTTGCCGAACATTCGGTGGTGTAACGCATGCAACTCTGTTCGCAGCTGGGCCCGTGAAGGTCAGCGGCTTTGCGGAAATTGAAAAAGAACTGTTGAAACTAAGCGATGCGCGCGGGACCAAGATTCTCCGCGCATCAATGCTCGCAGCCGCGAAGCCCATCGCAGCGCAGGCGCGCGCGAATGCTGCGGCAATTGCAAAAGGGTCGGGCGCGCTGTCGCTCTCCATCGCCGTCGGTGGATTCAGCGTCAAAAATCGATTGGACGTTGGCGCGTGGCTCGGCGCGTTGGTGCCCGCGATGGGCGCAACGTTCAACGTGTCGGTCGGGCCGAAGAGTAAGCACCCGACTGCGGTCGCGCTTTACAACATTTTTTACAAACGTAAGCGCAAGCGCAAAGGCATCTATCACGGCGGATTCATCGAGTTCAAACATCTCTCGAAATCCGGCAGCACGGTAGCCGCTAAACCGTTTCTGGAGCCGGCGCTGCGTAGCCGCTCATCCGAAGCGGTCACGATCTTTGCTGACCGAATGCGCCAAGGCATTGCGCGTGCGCTTCGACCGAAGCCAGTTAAAAAATGATCGACCAAGACTTGCTCAGCTTCCTGCAGGCATTGAACACGCCAGCAGGGGGGAAGGTATTTCTTGAAACTGTTGATGACTCGATCCCGCGCCCCCTGATCGTCATTCGTCGCGCGGGCGGATCACACCCGCGCTCGCTGGGCGGGCGCGCGCTTTTCCCGCGCTCGCAATTTGAAATAAACATTTTGGCCGGCGAGCACGCCACGGCCTACCCCATCGCAACGCAAATCGTCACCGCCCTGCATGGCTATCGCGGCCTGCTGGGGGCGACGCGCATTCATGACGCGCGCTGCGTGCTGTTCCCCGATCACTCAAGCGAAGTCGATGGCGATCACGTGACGCGCTTCGTCACGACGCAATTTCAGTTCATGCATTCGGAGGGCTAACACGTGTACTACGGCGCAAATGTTGATGCATTGCTATTCATGGGCCAAAGCGTGTTGGAGACGCTGCCGCTCCCAGCCGCCGACACTTTTGAAGAGGTGCCGTTGACCGGCTCGATATCGCTGCCGGCGAACGTTCTTACAACCGCATTCTTCAATGTCACCAACGACGCGATACGTCGCAGCATCGGCGGCAAGCTCGGGGATCAATCCATCGAGGGTAATTTGGTGCTCGATTGGGACGAGGAGGCGCACCTTGCGATGTTCGCCGACAGCTCGGTGCCGGGCGGACAATATCGCAATTGGTACATCACTTACCCGACCGGGCGGCGGCTGGATTTTCGCGGCTTTGTTTCCAACTGGGCGGAAGAGGCTTTTGACGCAGGCGAAGACGCCAAGGAACACCGCGCCAACTGGACCATCACCATTGATGGCGGCGTTGTGGCCACGCCTTCCGTATGAGCAGCCTTCGCGATCAGGTTCGCAACGCGCGGGCAAAGATTCATCCGGTGCCCACCGATGATGGCGTGTTTTACGTGCGAGCGTTCGACGGAACGACGCGGCAGAAGTATGTAGATATCGTGCAGGAGGCCGACGGGAAATACCCCTTCGGCCGCATCGCCGCGCTCGGGCTTTGCGAGGCGGACGGTACGGCCGGGTATGACCCGGATAACGAGGACGATGTGCGAGAGGTGGCGGCGATGAACACGCCAACGCTCGACATCATTTGCCGACGGTTGCAGGAAGTCTCGGGGCTTACCGCAAAGGCGGGAGACGACGCAGAAAAAAAATCCGACGCCAGCCCGACCGCCTGACATGGCACCGGCTGGCGCTTGCGTTCGGCTGCACGGTTGACGAGTTGCAGCGCCGAATGAGTTCTCAGGAATTTACAGAATGGTGCGCGTACACGCGCATTGAGCCGTTCGGCTACGAGATGGACAACTGGCGCGCGGGAATGATCGCCGCCGAAGTCATCAACGCCATTCACCGAACCATCGCGCTACCAAAAGGCGCGAAGCGGCCGAAGCCGCACAAGCCCAGCGATTTCTATCCGGTGATCCGCACCAGCGATCAACCGAAATTATCCCGCAGTCAGTCCGAATACTTGCGAGCAAAGCATGGCAAACGCAGGAACAGTGACCGTAGATTTCGCAGCCGAAACGGCGAAATTCACGGCGGAACTGAAGAAGGTTAATTCATCGCTCAAGAATTTAGAGGGCGGCTTTAACTCTGCAAAGAACATTGCGAATGGCTTCCTCGCTGTGTTCGGCGTGGGCTCGCTGGTGGCGTTTGCGAAATCGTCGTTCGCTGCCGCCGATGCTCTCAGCGATGCGGCCGACCGTGCGGGCGTCGCGGTGGATGAATTCTCAAAGCTGAAGTATGCGGCCCAACAGAGTGACGTAGAGCTAGGCGCGTTCACGACCGGCATTCAGCGCTTTCAAATCGCCATGTCAAAGGCGGGCGATCAAAGCAAAGAGGCGGGCGTGCTGCTCGCAAAGTTCGGACTGCATGCAAAGGATTTGCAGGGCCTTACCCTCAGCCAGCAACTGGGCGAGGTGGCCGAAGCATTCACGCAAATCACCAGCCCAGCGGATCGCACGCGCCTTGCTGTCGAGCTGTTCGGAAAGTCAGCCGGGCCGCAACTGGTGCCGCTACTCATTCAAGGGCGCGAGGGAATCGTAGCCCTGACGGCGGCAGCGGACCGTCTCGGTATCACCATGTCGGTGGAGACCGCGAAGGGCATCGGTGAAGCAGACAAGGCGCTCAAGCAGCTGTACGCAACGGCGGGCGCGTTCACCGCGAACTTTTTCGGCGAGGCCATTCTCGGCTTTCAATACGTGGTGGCTGCCATCAAGGGGCCGACCGGAGAGGTGCAGATACTGCAAGCGGAGTTGAACCGCTTGCTGGACGAGCGCGCGAAGAAACTCAAAATCGTGCGTGACCTGGAGGCGACGGCAAGCACGGGGCTCTTCGATGACGTGCGGGCCACGACCATCAGGCGCCTTAACTGGGAGCTGGACGGACTGCCGGCGCGCATTGATGTGGTCAGTCAGAAGCTGCAGGCGATTGGGCAGCGCGATGTAGCCAAGGTGCTGGCGCAGGCAGAAATGGCGCGCGCAGGGGCTGAAACGGATTTGCTTATTCAGGAGATTGACCTAGAGCCAATCCGGGCGATGAAGCGGGTAGTTGATGAACTGGCGGAGGCATACGCGCAGCTCACAATCAGCATCGCCGAGAACAGGGCGAGAGACATGCTCGACATCGGGCAGGGCGCCGCCGCCGTGGCCGTCGAGAATGAGAAGATTATCTCGGCCAGTGTCGCGGCGGAATTGGATGCACGAGCCGCTTACGCCACATACGTGCGCGAGAAGGCGGTGACGGATGAGGCAAGCGCAGCGGAGGCGATCACCGCAACGCGCAACGCCGCTGCGGATGCCGGCATCCGCGCGCTGCAATCTTTCGCGGGCGGATCAAAGAAGGTCGCCATTGCGCTTGTACTGATCCAGAAGGCGCGCGCAATGAGCGAGGCGTTTGTACTGGGTCAGGTTGCCATCGCGCAAGCCGCTGCCTCGCTGCCCCCGCCGTACAACCTCGCGCCTATCGCATGGGCAAAAGCGTTCACCATCGCGAATCTCGCCGCTATCGCCGCCTCAACGTACGGCGAAATCTCATCTATCAATTCCGCCGGTGGCGCTCCCATCGGCTCGCCTTCCAATCCTATCAACACGCAAAGCACCAACACGGCCGCGAATGACAACGCCGCAGTGCAGGACTCGGCCTTGCAAGTGCATATCCACGGCAACTTTTTTGGCAACCGCGAGACGGTTGACTATCTCATGACGCAGTTCCGCGACCAGATAAATGAGCGCGATGTGGTGCTGTTCTCATCGGATAGCCGGCAGGCGCAAGAACTGGGGGCGGACTGAATGCTGATCGAGTACACCGCGCGCCGCTCGCTCATTGATGGGCACGTTGCGGGGAACCTGTACGTGATTGAGATCGGGACCACCGACGTTTTGAAATCTCGTCAGGCCCGCAAGACCGCGCAGCGCTCACTGTCGGGCAGCACAGAGACGTTCTACTTCGGCGCGGATGATGAATGGTCGATTACGTTTGAGCCAGTGCGTGGCGCGCGCCGCTTGGCGTTGCTGGAGTTTCTGGATTCCACGGAGAGCGGCGAGTGGTTCACGGCGGACCTCACGGGGGCCGAGTCGATCACGCAAGTGCGGCGCACTGACGCAGGCTATACCGAAGGTTCCTTTATGCCTGTGGGCGCGTTTGAACTGGACTGGGTTCAGATGGTGATTGCGGTGCGGGCAGCATGAGGCAAAGTGCACCGGCTTTTGCGCTGTTGAATGAGTCCACCGAAAAAGAACCACGCTTTGCCGTATCCATCGAGTACGAAACCGATTCGATATACGTCACCAGTCATGACGACATTACTAACGTACCCGGTTCGCAGATTCCCGGCGCGCTGTCAGAGCCGAACATTGTCAGCCAGCGACTGAAGCCGGACGAGGCGACGGCAGAGATCGGCTCCGCTTCTTTCAGCCTGATCGATATCGGGTCCGCGTTCACCGCCGAAATCCGCGAGCGTCTGTTGGACGGTGCCGGATTACTCGGACGGCGCGCGCGCTTCTATCTCGGTTATGCGGGCCTCGATTTCCCTCAGTTTGAACTTGTCGGAACGCAGGATATTTCCGGCATCAACTACCTCGACGGACGCTATCGAGTGTCCTGCCTCGATATTCAGCGCACGTTGCGCAGCGACATTTTTAATCTCGCACAGACCACGCTTGCCGTTTCCATCAGTGAGACGGACGCGGTTATAAACCTGACTTCTACCGCTGGCCTGCAGATGCTGGCGCATAGCGACAGTTACAGCGACGCGCCGAATGTAACGGTCGGCTACATAAAAATTAAAGACGAGATCATTCGCTATAGCGCGATCTTTGGGAATCAGCTGACGGGATGCGTGCGCGGGATATTCGGAAGCACGGCAAGCGCGTACACGGTAGACCCGGCCGTCGCGGCGGATCGCCGCGAGAAGGTGACTGAATACGTTTACTTAGAAGAGCCGGCGATCAGGCTCGCATATGGAATTCTCACCGGCCAGCTGCGAACTGCATCCGGATTCGTGCCGCTTCCTGACGGCTGGCATCTGGGCATCGACCCGGCGCTGGTGCGGCTAGATAACTTTGCCGATATCGGCGCGGATATCTGGAACGCGAACGACACAACGGCCGGGCTGGTCCTTCGCTTTGAAGGGCTGGTGAAGCAAGACGGAAAGCGGTTTCTTGAGAAAGAAATCTACCTCGTTGCGGGCGTGTTCTCGCCGATCTACTCAGACGGTCGGATAGGGCTGCGGCGCATGGTGCGCCTGCGCGCGGACGCGGCGACCGTCGCCACGCTGTGGGAAAACAATTCCGTGCAAGTGGGGGAACTCACCCACGACCTGCAATCACTCCATAACGCGTTTGTTGTCAACTGGAGTTGGAACGGCACGGAGTTCCGACGCGCCACAGGCTACGCAGACGCGCAATCGCTGGCCGTGCATGGAGAAGCGCCGCTCTTCACGCTGAAGTTTAAGGGCCTGCATGGGGCGCGTCACACCGATGGCGTGATTCTGCAAACGCTCGACATGCTGCGGGACCGCTACGCGGGTCCGCCGCTTCGCCTGACTGTCGAGCTGCTTCACCGAATGAACGGCCTTGAAGTGGGCGACGTGGTGCGTGTCCGCTACGCGCACGTACGAGACTTCAGTGCACCGGGCGCCTCGCTGGACCGCGCCTTTGAAATTCAAAATATCAGCGTTGATAACTTATCCGGCAAGGTGGCGCTCGAACTCTTCGGGTCCACCGCAGACCCGGATGTTAGCGCCCCGACAGGCGCGGCCGTATCGCTGCCTAACGCGTTCTACACGTCGCAGGGCACCGCGTTGGCCAGTGCGCCAGGCATTACGATTGCGGGCAACACGATCACCGCCGCGTCGGCCGTGCTGTCGGGTCACGAGAACGTCAACAACGCAGCGGCAATCTACTATCACGATGCGGATTTGACGCTTGCGCCCGGTGTGACTCTCAACATTGCGGCGAATATCCAGCTGAGGGTGCGTGGATTCTTCACCGTCAACGGCACCATTAACGGGGTCGGGCGCGGGCGCGCGGGTGTTGCAGATGACGGGCGCGCGCTGACGTACAGCGCCGCGAATGGCGGGGTCGCTGCAGAATCCATTCCCGGCAACCCCGGCTTTGTCGGCTCATCCCGTGGCATGGATGGGTTGACGCTCGATGGCATTCTCGGGATGCGCATCATGAGCACGCGCCCGCCAGCCCTGACCGCGAGCCTTTACCCTGTCGCGCCGCGCGTGCTGTTAGCAGTGACCGGCAACGTGCTGAATGGTCTTCCCCCCGATTTGCGCGGCACCGGTGGCGCACCGGGCGGGCGTCTCGGCGCAAGCGAAGCCGCCGCATATCCGGCTGATAGTCGAGGCGGCACGGGCGCGAACGGCGGCGCGGGCCTCGTGATTGTGTCGCGCGGCTTGGCGCTCGGTGCAAATGGGCTGATTGATCTATCGGGCAACAGTAGTGCGGCGACCGCAATGCTGACGACCGCCTTAGTGGATCGCTACCCAGGCGCAGGCGGCGCAGGCGGCGCAGGCACCGCGTACATTCTGCTAGACGGCGGCGCCTTGTCACTGCCGGACCTTGGCGGGAACAAGTTCCGCGCTCGCAACGGCACCGTGCCCGTCTCTGGCAATCCGTTGCCGTTGCGCCGTAACAATACATACATCGTGTCTGGGACCAGCGGCACGGCGACGCCCGGTGTGATTGAGCCGATTGCCGGATATCTGGACCCGGATTTCGTAACGAACAACGCGCAGAACCTATCGGGCTCCGCGCTGGTAGTGCAGCACATACCCGCGCCCGAAGTCCCGGTGGATGACGTGGACAGCGAGCCGCCACCACCGACCGGGCTTGTTGCAACCGGCGCATCTCTCGCGATTGACATCGCACTGACGTTGCCTGCATTCGAGCTTTTCGATACGGCAGAGATTTACGCATCCATAGATAACAATCGCGCGAATGCGGCGCGCGTGTTCCGTGGCCGCGCCGATCACTATCAGCAGCCATTGCCGGCGCTGACGACGCGCTACCTGTGGGCACGCACGCGGCTGAGCAGTCGCACCTCCGCGTGGTATCCGCTTGGCGCAACCGCTGGCGTTGTGGGCACGTCGCTTGCTGCCGCTGCGGCTGAATCCCTAGACGTTCAATACAGTGCCGACGGCCTGACGGGGTGGCACGAAGAGCCATTTGTTACCGGCGATAAGTTCATGCGCCAGCGTGTTGGCACCGGCGCATTCTCCGCTGCGATCCGCATCGTGGGTGAAGCGGGCGCGGCCGGGGCGGCGGGCGCAACGGGCGCCGCAGGCGCGACAGGCGGCACGGGCAATTATCTCGATTTTGTTTTTAAGCGAGCCGCGACCGTGCCCGCGACACCGACCGGCAGCACGCCGGCCGGGTGGTTTGATTCGCCGCCAAGCAGCGATGGCAATCCCCTGTGGGTTTCCACCGCCGAGAAGAGCGCTGCGAATGCGCTCATTGGTGCGTGGTCCACGCCGACCCTGTTCACGCGCGACGGTGCGCTGTGGATTGCGCGCGGTAATTGCGTCGCGGACGTGTCCGCGTTTCAAAAAGTTGGCGGCGCCATGGAGTGGGTGTCCGACGTGTACAGCCAGCAGGGCTATGCGACATGTCATCTCCAATTCAAGCCTAGCCAAACGGACAAGTATGTAATGGTCGGCCTGAATGCCGACCCCGCGACCGATCAAACCTACGTCACCTTAGATCGCGCGTGGTATCCGGCGGCAGACGGCAGCCTGCAAGTGTACGAGAACGGCAATTCCTTTGGCGTCGCCGACGCAACGTACACCATCGACACCGTGCTCGGCATGACCTACGACGGAGTAACGACGAGGTATTACAAGGATGCGGTGTTGCTGCGAAGCACGCCGACAACCGGAATCATGTTTATGGATTCCGCGTTCCATTCGCCGGGCGCGGCAATCAATGGCGTGAAGTTCGGACCGGGTGCGGTATTGCCGCTGACTTCCACCGGCGACCTTTCGCCGGGCGCGGCAACCGATACGTTTGAAGCGGTCAGCTTGGGGTCACAGACCGTCACTAATAGCGGGCTGATCGCCGGCAAATGCTCAATCTCGTTTACTCCAAAAGTGACTGGCGTGGCGTCGCTCACGGTGGTGTTCTCTAAGGGCGTCACGAGCGGAACGCAGGAGACGGAAGCGGATATCACCGTGTTGCAGGACGACACGGTGGGGGTGATGCAAAACATTCTGATGCTCGCTGCATCCGGGCGCTACACGCTGCGCGGCCTGCATACCGTGACTCGCGGGTATACGTACGTATTCAAGCTGGACCTCGCTGGATTCGGCACCGGGGCGACCGCGTTCTATGACGCTTACATGGTGCTGGAGGTGATCAAGCGATGACCGCGCGGCGCTGGTCCTTCTACAAGTTGGACGATGGAACGTTCACCGGCGATCACGTCAGCTCTTCGGACGATGACTTTGCGCCCACCATTCCCGAAGGATGCGGCGCGTACGAAGGCGCTGCAGATTGGAAGCGCGAATGCATCGACCTGACTACCGGCGAGAGAATCAGCTATCGCCCCCCCGCGCCCGATGCGGAGCATGAGTGGAATGAAGCACGCAAACGCTGGCAACTGAAGCCCGAAGCGCAGGCCAGCAATGCACAGCGTGCCGATGCACTCGCGCAAATCATCACGCTTGAAGCATCGCAGGCGCGCGCGCTGCGTGAGCTTGTGTTGAACCCCGATGACAGCGAGGCGCGGGCGCGTGTTGCCGCCATCAATTCGCAGATTGCCAATCTACGTCAGCCGCTGAGGGTTTGACCTATGTCTATCGAATGGGTGCTGGCGGTGGTCGTTGCCGCGCAGGCGGGGCTACTCGGCTTCTACATCAAACACATCATCGACTGCAATCGCCGCGACTTAACGCGCGCGATAGAGAATCTGCACATCAGCACGACGCTCGCCACGATCACCGAATCGCTGCGGCGGGTGCAGTTAGACATTGGCGACCACGGCAGCGGCCTGCGCGGGCAGGTTCACAAGCTGGCAAGCGATATCACCCCGTATGTGATTCGCGAACAGATGAAGCGCGGGGAATGATCCATGAGGAATGTATGAACGCAAACTCAAGCCCGACAAACATCACCAGCGGCTGGACATGGGCGGCTGTCTATAAATCCAACACGGTGCGCGCGCTCGCGGTTGCCCTGGTGGCATGGGCATTGAATATGGGTGGCGCGGACGAAGCGGCGGGCAGCGCGGCGCAGCTCGTAGACACGGCATTTAACGCGGTGCAGGGCATTGCAATGCTGTGGGCGCTGTACGCGCGCACACGCCAGCCAACGCCGCCGCTCGCTCTCACGCAGAAAGCCGCTGACGCATTGAATGCTGCAGCGATACCTGCACCACCGATGCAAGCGCAGACGACCCCCACCGCCTAGCGGCACATAGGAGATTCCGTGATGAACAGAAAGGTATTGCTTACGCTTACGGTCACGCTCGTTGCGTGCATTTCAACCATGGGAGCGGCGTGCGACAAACTGAAAGACGTTAACCCCATCACTCCCGCCTGTAAGAACGTTGCCGAGACGTTGGCGGTGTGCGGCTATGCGACTTACGGGTCGTTCACGATCTTTGAGGAACAGGGATTGAAGATTGCAGCTGACCCGGCGCTGCCGCAGTCCGCTCGCGACGCAATCATTGCTGCCGATGAAGTCGCTAAGCCGGTCGCCGATTCGCTTTACGACGCGCTGCTGCAATATGAATCGATCAGTGCGGAAGTCGCGGCAGGCGTCACCACGCAGGACAAGCTCGTCATTGCGACGGCCAATCTGAACCAGTGGGTTACAGAGGCGGCGCCGCTGATTCGTAATCTCGTCACCGCCGTCACGTCGGCAAGGGGTAGCAAATGAACGTCACAATGATACTGAGCGTTGTATCCGGGCTGCTACAAGCCATCGCCACGGCGACGCGCAACCCCGCCATCGGATTCGATGCCGGACAAATCGGCGGGTTACTGGACCTGATTTCCCGCCTGATCCTGCGCGGCACTGAAGCGCTGAGCGAACTTGAGGCGCTGACGGTCGAAGTAAACGGAATGATTGCCGCCAACCGCAAGCCAACGGCAGCGGAGATGCGCAGTTGGCGGGACCGTAGCGACGCAGCGCACGCCGGGCTACAGGCCCTGAAGGGCGCAGGCGGCGTTCCAGAGGAGAACTTTCCAGAGGAGGGGGAACCGAAAGCCTAACGCGGTACCGCAGGCACCACCAATATGCCCGCCTGTCTCGACTGGCGGACCATGTTGGCGGTGCCTGTGCCGCCGGGGAAGGCGATCACGATATCAGGCCATAGCTGCAACATGGCCGCGTTGCGCATCGGCCCGGCTGCTTTACTGCCGTGCGCGCGCCAGAGCGCAGGGCAGGCCACCGGTTGAATGCCCCGCAATGCAGCCCATTCGCCGGCCAGCGTATCGGCGCCGCGTGCCGCCCCGTGAATGAGGTGCGTGATGGGGTCGAGGCAACGGCTGCGGTAATCGTCCAGCCAATCAAAGAGAAAATCCTTATCCGCGAAATCGCGCCCGCCGCACACAAGTATTTTCACGTCCGCGCCGCCTCTTCAATCATGTCCCGCATGCACTGCAGCGTTGCCGATTTCCCCTTCGGGAATAGTTGCGGAGTGTCATCCGCGATGGATAGGCGGAACCACAGTCCGCAAAATTCATTGAATTCCCACCACCGCCGGTCGGCTAAATCGTCACGGCCAATCGCGCACAGGTAATCGGCGATGGCCGCGCGCGTCTCCTTACTCAAGCGGCCAACGTGAACGTCATCAGTCACGACGGCGCGCGCCCCTGATACAGCCGCCACGCTAGCCAGTCCGCCAGCTCCAGTTTCGCGCGGTCAAGGTTCATGTAATAGCGCGGGAACATGTCCTGCCAGTCGAGATCATTGATACCAAAAACAATCGCTGACCAATGCCCCCGGTCGCAGTAGTGCGGGCGCTTGGTCAGGATGATTTCTGCACCACCCTCCCGCAGCACCCAATACCCGCCGTCCGCGCTTGTCTCGCTCCACGCGTTCATATAGCCCCCTTGTGCTTTCCAATTGTTGCAGTAGCCATACCACCATGTCCGCTACTCCGGGGTCGGGGTCGCTATTCTCCAGACGCGCACGCCTTTGCCGTTGTCCTTTTCTTCGGCCTTCCAACACTTAAACATGCAATCGTGTCTGCGGCCCGCAGCGGTGCAGCGCGCCACCATCCGCTTATGCAGCGCATCCCAATCGTCATCCGGGCGTTCAAAGTTCACCGGTACGAAAAACGAATCGGTCGGCTCCATATCCAGCCACGGAAATCGCTCGTCCACCTCGCCTCGCCGTTTCGGTATCGGTATACGCTTTTCAACGCGCAGCCGGGGCAGACTCTTTTCAACTTTCAATTTCGCCGCAACCATCGGGACACCCCTCCTGTTATTTACAACCAACTCTCAACAATGCACGGCGCATCGTCATCGCCTCGCGGCAAACAAACCGACCCGCCTGCCATACGTATCAATCGCCGCGCCTCTTCAATCGTCGCCACGCGGCCGGCTTCCGGATGCGGCACGAGACCGAACCACATGCGGACTATCACGTGCTCCGGGTGATCCTCGGGGCGGTCGTAGATAGTCCAGATGGGCGGGAATATTTTCGCCGCCTCGTCAAGCGTCATTGCGTCGGGCATTGTTGCGCGCCTCCCATGCTGCTACCGCCTCGCGCGCGGCTTCCCGCCGGGTCATTCCCGGCGGGTCATTCTCATCTGATCCTGCCACGAAACATGAACACCGCCGCTCTACGTGCGCCACTGATCCGATCAACAAACGTTTAAGGCAATCGACATGGAAGGGCGCGGGGCCGTCAATGCCCCCGGTCATTGCGGGCTCTTCATTCCCGATCAACTCTTCACAGTGCCCGCACGTAGCCTGCGCGCTCATGCTTTCTGTATCTCCTCCAGCGCTAGCAGCATCAGCAAGTGCACGGAGTCCGGGCGCTTAATCGACCCGTCCCGCACCATGCTCATTAGCTTCGCTTCCGCGTGCTTGAGGTATGTCACCGCGTCACGCAGGTGCGAATTGTTGCCGTAGTGCGCTTTACGTGCCGGGGCTTCCATCGTCGCCGCAGCGCCGTTGCCGTGCCCGTTCGCTTTGGCTTTCCTGCTGTAAGGACTGACCCCGCCGTTCTGAATCGCCTTGCGCCAAAGATAAATGGACGCATCAGAGACGCCCAACTCTTCCGCAAGAGCCTTTGCAGACTCGCCCGCGTTCAGTCGCGCGACTGCAGCCGCCTTTGCGTCAGCGTCGTAACCGCTCTTGGTGGCGGCGCCGTTGCTGTGCCCGTTCGTTTTCTTTGCGGCTTTCTTCTGCGCCTTTTCGTATTGCTTGCGCCAAGTTCTGATGGAGCCAGGACTGGTCTTGAGTTCATCGCCAATCGTCTGCGCCGAGTCGCCTCCCTGCATTCGCTTGACGGCAGCTAGCTTCACCTCCACGGGGAATTTTGTTGAAGGGCCGAAACCATTTTCATCAAACTTAGTTCTTCGAGATACTGCGGGTGCCAATTTCTTTCTCCATTGATAAATACTGCTGTTGCCGACTTTAAATTTCTTGTAAAGCTCTGCCTTCGACATTCCGCTATTAAGCGCCGCGATTGCTTCGCGCTTGAATTCCTCGGTGTATGTCTTCACGTTGAATCCTCCTCAGTAAAGTTACGCTCGCCGCCGTCGCGGGATCACGTGCTCATCGTCATCGACCATTGTGTCTAGCCTTGAGTGGTACATGGTCAGTTTGCGCCGCCGCTCCAAAATTTCGGCGGGCCGTTTCTTGTGCCAGTAGTGCAAGCCGCCCCGGCAGGTGGGGCACATATCCATCTGTGAACGTTCGCTTATAAGGTTCTCGCATTTGTCGATTACGCATTGCTTTGCCATCGCTCTAACTCCTCGCTGTTAAAAACCTCCACGCCTCAACTTAGCAAGCAGCTGCTCCGCTCTCCGTTTGGCGGATGCCAGCCCTAGTTGCCATTGCAATGACTGCGCATCGTCCACGATGCGACGAGCGAGCCATTGAATCGGATAGGGGACGAGGCGCCAGTCGCTAACTAACTGGCAAGCCTGTTCACGCCCAATGAGGGCGTATTGCCGCGACGTGTATCGGGCCGTGTAGTAGTTGTGCCAGCCGCCAAAAATCATGGTTTCAAAGAGCACGGGGCGGCCGTTGAAAACGAAACCGTGATCGAGCGCGAGGAATACGGTGGACACGCGAACGCGGCCGAAATAGGTTTCGGCCACGTGACGGTTGGCGGTTTCACACCAGCGCGCCCACTCGATCAAATCATTGCAGCGTTTTGGCTCGCCGTCTTCGTCCAGAATGTAATAGCCCATCATCCCCATCGCGTGCCCTCATTAACGCAATTTCCATTCGTAACCGACGCGGCTGACAAAAGTTACCTTCGGACCGTAGAACCCGCCGTCTGTCAGTTTGTAGCCGACGCCGTTCTCGACGTAGAAGTTCCCGCGCGTCCAGCGGCCCACCACGTTCAACGTGCTCAAGCTGTCTTCCGTATCCTTGGCACTGACGGGCCAGCCGGCGAGCGGGTGACTGATGTGCTCAACTTCGCTGCGGATCGCGTCGGGGAGGATTGGAGCAATGGCGCCGCAGCCGCTTGAGGCGGCTGCAGCGACGCTGAAAATGGCGTAAGCAATCGGAGCGAAATTCATGCGGGTTTTCATCTGTCGTCATCCTGTTGAGTTGTCAGAGCGTAATGTACGCATTGCGTGCATTCGTTGCTCTCTACACCGTCACAGGATTGACGCATGAAACCATGCCAGCGCTACGCCGCTCGGTGTTCCAGCCAGTCGGCGCGCGCTTTCGCTACCGTCGGGTAGTCCAGCACGAGGCAGAAGTATTCCCACAGCGCGGCAGGCATGCGGCGGTGGCCATACTCCCAATCCTGCCACGTGCGCAGCGGCGTGTAGACCAGCGCTCCCGCCTTCGTCTGCGTCAAGCTGTATTCCTCACGCTTGGCCAGGATTTCTTTGGCGGATGGATTGCGGCCGGGCGTCTCCTTGGTGTTGCGGCGGCGTGGCTTGGGCTGGCTGCTCATAGTAGTTCCCTGCTCCAGCAATGTGGGGCGCGTACGGTTCGAGTTGACGGACATTCGTGCATTACCTCAGAGTGACAGCGACAGGCCGGTGGTGTCGCTTACCAGCGCGCGCAGGGCGTCACCATAGATGTTTTCCTGTGTCGCTACGATCCGAATCGGTAGCGTGCCGCGAATCTTCATAAAATCCACGTCGTACAGGTCAAGCCCGTTCAGGGTAATCCGGACGCAGTTGATTCCCTTCGCTGCAAAATTCGATGGCAGGCGGAAGGTCAGGGAACGCGCGGTGTATGCAAAGTCTTTGGCGCCAGTCATTGCCGTAAGGCGATGGCCTCCCAGCTGCGCGAGGATCGCGAGAGCCACGATGTTTTCTCTACTGACGTTCATGCGCCCACCTTGGCCATGAGGTCAGCCCAGTTCTCAAGGCTCGCGCCCTTGTCCTTTAGCACCGCCAAATGTTCGCGGGCTTCGGCGCGGTACGAGTTGAGGGCGGCTTCGCCTTCGTCGGAAATCGCGTTCTCGATTCCCCCCAGCGCGTAGCACTGCGTGCATAGCTGGCAGTTAACACTGTCGCCGTTGCCGTCATCGCG